TTATTTCCGCGGGTTTTGGTGGGTTATCAATGAAACTCTGTAGAAATAACGCAGGATTGAATTGTTTATTATATTGATTGGTATTTATTTAAATACTTTTTAAGGGTTGACTATATAGACACGCTGCTGGAATATTACCTGCACATCGACCCCTCAACGTTGAGCGATGCCGAGTGGGCGGAGAAGTTCCTGCAGATAGCAGATATAAGGAAAAGGGAAGTGGGGAGGAAAGGCTAACGGCCTTTTTTTTCAAATATACGAATCCACAAAGCCACAAACAAAGTCATTCCGACCCTGAAGAGGGCGAAACAGAGCAACAAAGAGAGAATTGTGAGCAACAGCATGTGGTTCAAAATTTTTTGCAAAGATACGAAGAAAAAACGACATGGCAGACCAAAAGGTACAATTGGAGATAAAAATCATCGGTGACGCGCTGGCACGACTGAAGGAACTGACAGGGCAGACGGGTGAATTGGGCAATGCTGCGAGCAATGCGAAAAGCAGGTTGGCGAGCATAGGCTCTGCGTTTATAGCTGCCAACCAGGCGTTGGAATTTGTAAGGAAGGCAACGGACAAGATGCGGGAGTACACCGATGCGAACCGTGCCCAGCAGGAAGCCGAGGCGAAACTCGGACAGGTGATGCGGAACACGATGGGTGCGACAGCCGGACAGGTGGATGCCATCAAGGAACTGGCGAGCGCACAGCAGCGGCTTGGGGTTATTGGTGACGAAGTGCAGCTTGCCGGTGCGCAGGAACTGGGAACCTACCTTACCAAGACGGAAAGCCTGAAAAAGCTGATGCCGGTGATGAACGACATGCTGGCACAGCAGTACGGCCTGAATGCGACACAGGAACAGTCCGTCCAGATAGCGTCGATGATGGGCAAGGTGATGGACGGTCAGGTCGGAGCGTTGAGCCGCTATGGTTACAAGTTCGACGAAGTTCAGGAAAAGATATTGAAGTACGGCGACGAAGAGCAGCGTGTGGCTACGTTGGCCGAAGTAATCGGGCAGAGCGTCGGGGGAATGAATGAAGCCCTGGCGGCGACACCCGAAGGAAAGATGCAGCAGCTGTCCAATGATGTCGGCGACATCAAGGAACGCATCGGAGGCATCTGGGTGCAGATACAGAGCAAACTGCTGCCGACCATGGAGAGCCTTGTCGGTTTGGCCAACGGACTCATCGATGTGGTGCAAATGGGCTGGCCTGTGTGGATTGCCGCCTCGGTCGGAGTGCTGATAGCAGTCACCAAAGTACACCAGAAACTACAGGCGACCTCGTTGGCCGCATTGCTGACAGGCGGCAGTTTCACCACCATGGGGGCGATGGCCAAGGCCGCGTGTCGGAGTGTGAGTGTGGCTATCTCCAGCATCCCCATCGTGGGCTGGATAGCGGCAGCCATAAGCTTGATCATCGGAATATTTCAACAACTGTGGACCAAGTGTGAAGCGTTCCGTGGCTTTCTGACGGGTATATGGGAGGTGATAAAGAACACCTTTGCCAACCTTTGGGGCATCATACAGCCGATATTCTCCAAGATATGGCACATCTACACGACCATCTGGCAGAACATCATCGGAGGCATACGTGCCGCCATAGGCTGGGTGAAGGGAATCTTCGCCAAGGTGGGCTCGTGGTTCTACAAAGTGATGCAGCCCGTATTCGACTGGTTTGGAAACCTGTGGAAAACCGTCAAAGCCATCTTCCAGAAAATCATCGAGTGGCTTGCCAAGGTGGTGAACCCAATCATAGAGCTGTGGAACAAGCTGACGAACGGGAATGTGTCTAAGTTCAAGAGCGGGTATGAGAAAGGAGCGGCGGCGGTACGAGAGAACAAGACTCTGGGCAACGGACTGATGCCGGAGGCGGCAGCAGCAGCCGGCGGTGCGGGGACGCTGGGAGGACTTGGCGGCGGCGGGAGTGTGGCGCAGCAGGGTGCGGAGACGGCGGTGACGGGTGGTACTCGTAGCACGACGGTGAACATCAATCTGGGGAGCATGGTGGAGAACATCGTGTTTGAAGGAGGGTTTGCGGAGAGTGCGACGGAACTTGAGAACAAGATGAAAGAGATAATGACGCGGACGCTGATGATGGCGGCCACAATGTAAAGGAGTACGATGGCAGGCAACAACATAGAGAAAAGTGTGAGCTTCGTGCTGAACGAGTTGGGGCTTCATGCGGCGGGGTACGCCCTACCGCAGGGGGTTCCGACCCTGGGCGGGCAGCGAGTGGCAGAGATGAAGGGAGAGACGGTCGGCACGGGACTGACGAGCGTGATGAACCAGAGTCCGCTGACGCTGCGGAGGGAGAACGGCGAGGCATACACCTTCCCCCTGGACCCTGTGATAGCGGTGAGCGGCAAGAACGTGATCGCACGGCGGTATGTGGCGAAGGGGAGCGTGCGAGGGAGCGTGAAAGAGAGTTTCTCGCAGGACGACTACGAAGTGACGATAACGGGGCTGCTGAACGGTGGGACTGCGGAGGAGCTGAACATGATGGTGGAGGAACTGAAAGAGCTGTGCGAGACGGGAGAGGCGCTGCTGGTGGAGAACGACTGGCTGACGGAGGGCTTTGGGATAGTGCGGATAGTGGTGGAGAGCTACAGTTTCCCCCATACGAAAGGACTGGCGAACCAGGGGTACAGCATGAAATGCTACAGTGACGAAAGCGTGAAGATACTGGAGGAGGTGTGATGTACAAGATGGTGCATAAAATAACAATAGGAAATTACCAGCTGCTGCTGTTGGAGAGCGTGCGGATCGTGAAGAGCGTGGAGGCACTGGCCGACACGGCAGAGATAGTTCTGCCCGGGATGGTGCACAACGCCGCCATCGAGATAGAGGGCAAGGTGAAGGTTGGCGACGCGGTGAAGATAGAGCTGGGGTACAACAACCGGCTGCGTGTGGAGTTTGAGGGATATGTGGAGCGGATAGGCACGGACGGGGGAAGTGTGAAGGTGGCGTGTGAGGACGGTCTGTGGCTGATGCGGAAGGCTGTGGCAGACAAAGAATACAAGAACGCGGATGTGAAGACCATACTGGAGGACATCTGCGGACAGTGCGGGGTGTCGGAAATTGCGTGCGACTATGCCTTCAAGTATGAGAAGTTCACGGTGCACAATGCTACGGGCTACGACGTGCTGAAGAAGGTGCAGGAAGAGGTGAAGCCGAACATCTACATGAAGGGCGGGATGCTGCATGTGCATCCGCAGTACTCGGAGGTGTTCGGGACGGCGGGGTACGACTTTGGGCGCAACATCGAGCGAGGGGGGACAGACCTGGAGTACCGTAAGGCGGAAGACCGGAGGGTGCTGGTGGTGGTGGAAGGAGAGAAGAGCGACGGCACGAAGGTGACGGCGGAGGCCGGAGTGAGCGGTGGTGACAGGGTGACGATGAAGGTGCCGGGAGCCACGGACGCGGCGAGCCTGAAGGCTGTGGCGGAGGAGGTGCTGGCAGAGAAGAGCTACACGGGGTACAGCGGGAGCATACAGGGATGGCTTGTGCCGTACTGCGACGCGGGGTACGAGGTGACGATAAACGACCCCGACTATGAATACAAAAACGGCACCTACTACGTGACGGCGGTGGAAGCGACCTACGGCCGAAACGGCGGGGTGCGAAAGATAACACTTGGAAAACGACTGAGGTGAGCAAAGAAAGGGAAATACGAGATGCGATAAGAGCCATCTGCGGAGGTGTCGGCAGGGGATTGTACCTGGTGTGCGAGGTGACGGCTGTGGATGGTGACTGCTGCACGGTGAAGCTGGAGGGGGGCCTGGAACTGACAGAGGTGCGTCTGACGGCTGTGAGCGACGGCGAGGAAGGCAAATGGCTGGCATCGCCGAAGGTGGGGAGCAAGGTGCTGGTGACAGACCTGGACGGAGGCGCGTTGAGCAGCCTGGCGGTGGTGGGGTACACCCACATCGAGCGACTGGATGCGACCGTGAAGCAGATAGAACTGAACGGGGGAGAAAACGGCGGCCTGGTGAACGTGGGAAAGCTGAAGGAGTGGATGCAGAACGTGGAGGGCGACCTTGCCACCCTGCAGGGGCTGCTTGCGAGCAGCCCGATAGCGGGCAACGGAGCCCCGGCAGCGATAAGATTCACCCCGAAGACAAAGAGTGTGAGCACATCGATAGAAGACGACAAAATAACCCATTGAACGATGAAAGGAATACAACTGATAGAAAACAGCGGCGACGTGGACCTGAACGTGGCGGAGGGTACGATGGCCGTGGAAGAGACACAGGCGCAGGAGGAGTACCTGGTGTTGGTGACACAGCGAGGGGAATGGAAAGAGAACCCGTTGGTGGGTGTGGGAGTGTCTGGCATGGTGGGCGACGAAGACCTGCGCTACTGGAAGCGAGAGATAACGGAGAACCTTGCCCGAGTGGGCATCAAGATAAAGGGCGTGAGCCTGAAAAACGGAATATTGGAACTAAAACACTGAAACGATGAAATACTTTACCATTAGCGAACTCATCCGCAGTGATACTGCGATAAACAAGAAGATTTGGAACGGAGCCACGAGGGAGCAGGAAGACAATCTTACGGCCCTTGTGGCAGCGGTGCTGGACCCTGTGCGGGAGAAGTACGGCAAAGCCATCCATGTGAGCAGCGGGTTCCGCTGCAAGGCGGTTAACAGGACACTGAACAACAGCTCGAAGAGCAGCCAGCACATGAACGGCGAGGCCGCCGACATCTACACAGATGCCGGGGCAAAGGGGAACTTCGAGGTGGGGCAGCTGATTGTCAAGCTCGGCAACTTCGACCAAATAATATTCGAGGAGGTCGGGAAGGACGACATGCTGCCGCAGTGGATCCACGTGAGCTGGAAACGCAAAGGCGACAACCGGAGGGAAATCAGGAAACACGTCAGGGGTACGGGCAATGTCTATCCCATGGTCAACAGAAAGGAGATTGAGCTATGAACGAATGGTGGAACTGGGTGATGGGATTGGTGACGCTGGTGGCCGGCGGCGGGTGGTTCTTTGACAAGAAACGCCACCGCCAGGAGGTGCGGAGCATCAAAGCCGAGAATGAGAAGAAGGACATGGAACTGGCCAAGATGTACGTTGACGAGTTCAAGACAAACATAGCCGAGCCCCTGCGGCGGGAGGTCAGGGGACTGAAAAAAGAAGTAAAAAACCTGAACAATGCGATTGCAAAGATTCAAGATTGCCCTCATGCTGGGGAGTGTCCTGTTTATGATGAGCTGCAGAAGCAGCAGGCAGACGACGACCGAGCAGATAGAGAAGGAGGCGAACAATGATGTACTGGTGGAACTGGGGAGCCTCGTGGTACATGACACCGTGCGTGAGACACAGACTGTCACGATCGTGCTCAATGCGGACAGCACAGAGCGGAGCCGGACCACAGAGAAAAGCCATGAGCACCTGCGGAGCAGTGCTGCCACCGATGAAAAGGCGCGTATATTTGGAAAGCACGGTGCAATGCGAAGCACGGAAGGAAGAGAAGCAGACAGTGGCAGAGAGGCCCAGAGGCAACCCAACAAAGGCCTTTCTGTGGGGAGCATTGGCCGGGGCGATAATAACAAGCATCATTTACCTAAAGACACGAAAAAAAATAAAGACATGGCAAGAACGATAGCAGAAATAAAGCAGGAGATGACCGACACCTTCATGGCGGAGAGCGCGGTGAGGGCCCGATACGGGCTGGCGCAGGGGGCGACCTTTGAGAACAGTTTCTCGAAGGTGAGCATCGAGAGCCTGTTGTTCTACGTGATGGCCTTCGGGGTGTGGGTGATGGAGAAGCTGATGGACGACCACACGGAGGCGGTGGAGGCGGCATTGGCAGACAAGACGCCGCACACGACGCGGTGGTACCGAAACCTGGTGCTGGGCTTCTGCCCTGGTTGGCTGGAAGAGCCGCCGGTGAAATACTGTTCGATAGACGACCGCGGATGCCGCCTGCGGGTGAAGATAGCCGGAGGGACGGCGGGGAACCGGGCGCCGGTGAGCAGCGAAGTGAAGGCGGCGCTGGAGGCCTACCTGGCTGAAGAGAAAGACGCAGGGATGAAGATAGAGATAGTGAACGAGAACAGGAACCGGCTGAAGGCGACACTGCGGGTGTGGTATGACCCGATGGAGCTGCGGGCGACGGAGAAGCCGGTGGATGCGGCGGTGAAGGCATACGTGAGCAATCTGGACTTTGACGGGCTGATGAGCGTGAACGGGCTGACCGACGCGGTGCGAGCGGTGGCCGGGGTGAGAGAGGTGAAGGTGGAGACGCTGCTGACGAAATACGCCTCCAACGACTGGAAGAGCTTCGGCATCCAGCGGAGGGCGGAGAGCGGGTACTGGACGATAGCGAACGGGGACCTGACGGTGGAATACGAGCTATACAGAAAGGAGAACCTGTGATGGGGCTGATGCGGATAGACTGGGACAGGCTGCGCATCATCCTGCTGCCGCACTGCCTGCGACATGGGGCACTGCTTGAGTCGGTGCTGAAGAGCATGTACAAGCCGCTGAAGCGGGACTATGCGAAGCTGATCGGAAGGTGTGAGACAACGGAACGGGAGCTGAGCTACGACAGCCGTGTGAAGCGGCTTCGGGCGGCGATAGCGGAGCAGCTGTGGGTGAGCGAGGAGGTGATAGGGATCAGCGACGTGGCGAACCGAGAGGCGGTGGCGCTGCGGAGCGTGTGCGACCAGGACCCGGTGGATATATGGGGCGAGGAGGCGATAGAGAACAGCGTCGTGGAAAACCGAGAGGCAGTGGCGCTGTGGAGCGACGACCAGGTGTGGTGGAACAGGGAGTTTGTGGTGACGCTGCCGGAGGGCTACAGTGGAAGAGAGGCGGAGGTGAAGGCTGTGCTGGACAGATGGAAGATGGCGGGAAGCCGATACAGAATAGAGTATAGTGAACTGTGAATGATGAATTGATAATTAAAATAAATAATATCATGAATAAGATGAACTTTGACCCCGAGGCGGAGAGCAGCTATCCGCTGACGATAGACAGGATGGCAGAGCTGCAAGAGGACATACAGGCGCCGATGCGCTGGCTGGAGCAGTATGCCGGTGGCGGCGACTGCATACTGAGCGGCTGCGAGAGCAGCGGCGCCGCCGGCTTTGTGCTGGTGGGTATTGATGATGGCGCGGGAGGCACGCGCTACGAGGTGCTGGAGGTGAAGCCGAGCGACGGCATGTATCTGTTATATCTGGTGCTGCACGAAGAAGAGATAACAGCAGAGAACAGCGAGGGGGATGAGGTGACGGTGCGCGTGGAAAGATACATGGAATGGAGCGGCAGCACACCGCTGACGGGGGTCTATAAGACGTGGAGCGGGCTGCCGAGACTGCAGGCAAAGAAGGTGGAGCCGGACGACAGCCAGTACATACAGTGCGAGGGTGGCGCAAATTGGACCACCTTAGCCACTGGAATCAAGCCGAGAGTGCAGCGAATAGGCGGGAAGATACACATTTGGGGAAGAGTGAGCTATATTCCGATGAGAGGAGGAATCAGGGTTGATGAGAACGGGTTCCATTTAGGGAACTACGAAGCCTCGCAGGGCAGCGAGACCATCAGTGTGCCGTCTGGCTACCGACCTGCCGGCGACGTGGCTGTGCCCATCAGGATCAACGGAAGTCCGACGATGGGCATACTGACCTCGGACGGGGAGCTGCTGCTGCCCGGGGAACGGGGGTTTGGAGACCGTCTGGTGATAGACACATGGTATGAGCAGTAAACCAGCTTAGAGCTGGAGCAAATAAAATAGTGAATAGTGATATGACAAAGGTAAGACAGGGGCAGACGCTGATAGACGTGGCACTGGCGGAGAACGGTGCGGCGGAGGCTGTGTGGGAGATAGCGAAAGGGAACGGCGTGGGGCTGACCGACGCGGTGGAAGGGACGGAAGTGACAGTTGGGGCGGAAGTGGAAGACGAAGAGGTGGTGGCAGCACTGAGACAAGAGCCGGCGGCAAGCAGCCACGGCGCAGGGGCAGAAGCCGAAGCCGTAGGGACGGCGGTTGTCGGGGAATGGAGAATTGAAAATTGAGAATTGAAAATTGAAAATATGATAAGGACAAGAGAATATCTGAAGAGCCGGTTTGAGAACGGGGACGTTCCGACGGCGGAGGACTATGCAGACCTTATCGACAGCTTTTTCCACAAGAACGAGCAGGGGGAAGTGTCGGAAGGCGAAGAGTGGCCAGTGAGCGGCAAGGCGGTGTATGAGGCGATAAGGGAGGCGGTGCAAGAGGCGATAGAGGGGCTTGATGTGGCGTCGCTGGTGCGAGAGGCGCTGGAGGAGGTGCTGCCGGAGATGATGGAGGACTATGTGAAGAAAGCGACGTATAACACGGCGGTGGCGGCACTGGCCCCGAAGGCATGGGTGGAATTGCAGCTGAGCGAGAAGGCTGACGAAGAAGATTTGGAAGAGCGGCTGGAAGGCGTGGTGACGACGGAGGCACTGACGGAGGCACTGGCCGAGAAGGCGGATGCCACGGAGGTGGCCGGGAAAGCGGACGCCACGGCGGTGTATAGCAAGGCAGAGGCCGATGCGCTGCTGGCTGGCAAGGCCAGCACCACGGCGGTCTATACGAAGCAGCAGATAGACGCGGTGGTGGCATCGAGGCCGACGCAGACGGAGCTGGCCGGGGAGCTGGCGGGCATACCGAACAGTGCGGCGATAGCGGAAATACGGTCAGCCCTGAACGCGGTGATAGCGAGGACGAACAGACTGAGCCATGTGGCGTGCGGGAGCGAGACGCTGCAAGTGTGCCTGTCGGACATTGACGAACTTGAAGAGCCGACGCGATGAAAGCAGGACAGGGACAGACGGTGATAGACGTGGCGTTGGAGCGCAGCGGGCGGGCGAGCGAGGCATGGAGCCTTGCCGCAGGGCTCGGTGTGAGCCTGACCGACCTGATAGAGGCTGAAGAGGCTGGTGAAGGCCCAGCGGTGAGGAACAAGCAGGTGGCACGGCGCTACGCCCAGGCGGCGACGCACCCGTCCACGGAGCAGACAGAGGGCATCGGGGGCTGGAGGATAGGCGCGTTCCCCGTTGGGTGAGTGAACCGGCGAGCCGCCGGAGGCAATTATTTAAATAAAAATCAAACAACAATTAAACAGCGATAAAAAGATGCAAAAGAGCAAAGCAGAACTGAAAGAGATATTTGTCAGCGGCGCGAAGCCGCAGGCTCAGGACTTCCATGACTGGATGGACAGCTACATGCACAAAGAAGACCTGACGGCGGCACTGGAGCGGCTGGAGCGCATCAGCATAGAGGGCGACCTGGCGTGGCAGGTGGATAGCGAGCTGGACGAAGGGAGCGACAACCCCGTGAAGAACTCGGCGGTGACGGAGGCGGTGAAAGCACTGCAGGAAGCCATAGCCGGCAACGGCGCGAGCCTTGAGGAAGTGAGCGGACAGATAGACGAACTGCTTGGCACGATAGCAGGGAAGGCATCGGCCAGCACGGTGACGGCATTGCAGGCTGCCCTGGCGGCTCTGCAGACGACGGTGGCAGGCAAGGCATCGGGCAGCGAGCTGGCGGCCCTTGGGGAGACGGTGACAGCCCTTGGCGGCAGAATGGGGACAGCAGAGACGGCCATAGCCGGGAAGATGAGCGTGCAGCAGGGGTCGGCGAATGCGGGAAAGGTGCCGATGGTTGGAGCAGACGGAAACCTGGTGCTGACAGACGAAGTGGGGGCGGTGAAGAGCGTGAGCGTGAACGGTGGCGAGGCTGTGGAGCCCGATGAGAACGGAAACATAGACCTGACCGTGGAAGCGGGCGGCAGCCTGGAAGGACTGAGCGTGAACGGAACGCCGGTGGAGCCCGACGAGGACGGGAACGTGGACATCGAGGCGGTGCAGGAGATAGTGGTCGGGGGGCAGACGCTGACCAACAACGGCGGACGGGTGACAGTGCCGGTGCCGACGGTGGAGCAGAGCTACACATCGGAGAGCGACAACCCGCCGAGCTGCGCAGCGATAGAGGCGGAGTTCGGAGGGTTGCGGAGCGGCCAGGTGGCGAACATTGAAGTGACGACGGAAGAGGGTCTGAACAAGATCACGCTGCGGGACAGCGAGGACAACGTGATAGCGGAGAGCAACACCTTCAGCGGAGGCGGTGGCGGCGGCGGAGCCGCGGCAAGCCGAATAAAGCTGACAAGGGTGACACAGAACACGACCATCAAGAGCGGAAGCGCGTTTGCGCTGCAGTTCAAGTTCCAGCACCTGAACGCCGATGACGAAGACCTGGGCACAGCGGGCGTGGCCCGGCTGACGGTGACGCACGGGGCAACAAGCAGCACGGTGGAGCGCAACGTGAGTTCGAGCAGCGCGACGGTGACAATGGCGGGGCTGGAACAATACATGGGCATCGGCGACAACGTGCTGAAGCTGGTGGTGACGGTGGAAGACGGAGAGACGGAGCTGAGCAGCCAGATGACGTGGAGAATAACGCTGGCGGAGCTGCGACTGCTGAGCAGCTACAACCTGGCGACGGCGACGGAGCGAGGCAGCGTGCTGAGGGTGCCCTACGAGCTGAACGGCGCGGGAAGCAAGACGCTGAGGTGCTGGGTGGACGGGGAAGACCTGTACGATGTGTCGCAGACGACGAGCAGCGGAAGCGGCCAGATAGCGATAGACACCGATGAACTGGCGCACGGGAGCCACAGCATCGTGCTGAGGGCGGAGCTGGAAGTGACGGGCGGCAGCAAGATATACTCGAACACCATCTACATTGACGCGGTGGTGAAAGAGGCCGGAGAGACGGCCCCGGTGGTGGCGACCCGCTTCGACTACGACGGGGAGGCGGTGCTGACGGAGGAAGAGCGCCCGTGCGCGGTGGCGACGCAGTTCGGCAGCTACACGCTGCGCTACGCGGTCTATACGCCCGGGGGAGGAAGCACGACGGTGACGGTGAAGCACAACGGGACGGCGGTGAGCAGCCAGAGCACCTCGTTTGTGACGAAGACGCTGGAGGTGAGGGTGAGCGAGAACGAAGGAGAATACGGCGGCACGATCGAGGCCGGCGGCACGACCTACACCTACGGCATCAGCGTGGGGGCTACGGACATGGAGCTGAACGAGCACGAGGAGTCGATGCAGCTGAAGCTGGACGCCACGGGGCGGAGCAACAGCGACACGGACAGAGGCGAATGGACAAGCGGGTCGGTGAACTGCGAACTGGCGGGCTTCAAGTGGAGCGGCGACGGCTGGACAGGCACGGCGCTGCGCCACAGCGGGGCCGCGCGGACGCGTGTGAACTTCGAGCCCTACCGTCAGCCGGACAACAGCACGGGAGCGACGGCGGTGGTGGTGAAGTACGGCACCAGCGACGTGACGGACGAAGAGGCTGAGATAATCCGCTGCGTGGATGGGAGCGGCTGCGGCTTTGTGATTACGCCGACAGAGGCGAAGATGACGGCCAACGGCGGCAGCACCGTGGGGATGCGGATGGACAGCGAGGAGGTGTACGAGGTGGCGTTTGTGAGCTTTCCGGCAAGCGACGGGGAGAGCATGGTGCTGCAGCGACACGCGAGGATGCTGTACATGTTCATCAACGGCATCATGAGCGGCGGCGTGCAGATGGGAGCGAACGAGAGCGTATATCAGAACGTGCCTGCGAAGATAGAGATCGGCGCGGCGGGAGCCACGACGGACCTCTACACGCTGAGGTGCTACGACACCTATCTGGAGCCGACGGACGTGCTGAACCTGGCCATCATGGACCAGGGGAGCACGGAGGCGATGCTGGCGATGTGGGAGAGGAACGACCTGTATGACGGCGACACGATAGACCTGGAGAAGGTGCCTGACGGGATGCGCGTGGTGATAGTGACGGGAGCGACGGAGGGGATGACGACGCTGGCGAAGGCGGCCATCACGAACAACAAGAAGACGAAATTTGACGTGGACAGCATCCTGACATACGTACAGGGCGACAGCAGCTGCGCGAGGAACATGGTGGTGAAGGCCAACGAGACAGACGGGACAGTGAAGCCCCAGATCTCGCTGCAGGGCACGTCGAGCCTGGCATACCCGACGAAGAACTACAGGCTGTACACCAAGACTAAGAAGACAACGGACGGCGTGACCTACCGCCCGCTGATGAAGGTGGGCTGCGACCGGCTGGGAGCGGGCGGCGAGACGGTGAGCAGCGCGAAGTACGCCTTCAAAGAGGGAGCGGCGCCGGTGCAGTGCTGGTGTCTGAAGGCGGACTATGCGGAGTCGTCGTCGAGCCACAACACGGGCATGGCGAGGATAGCGAACGACACGCTGGTGGCCGTTGGGGAAAAAACGCCGGCCCAGCGCCACACCGACCTGACGCAATACGGCTACGACGTGCGCACGACGGTGGATGGAGAGCCGTGCCTGCTGTTCGCGCGGGAGACGGAGCAGGACGACCTGGTGTTCATGGGCAAGTTCAACTGGAACAACGACAAGAGCACGGAGGCGGTGTTTGGCTTCTGCGACATACCGGGCTACCACGACCAGGCGTGGACGCAGGGGGCGCTGCAGACGGTGGCGCACCAATGGAACGCGCTGCACGAAGACGATGAGGACTACGAGGCGAAGGGCTACTTCACGGAGTGCTGGGAGTTTAGGAACAACGAGATGCCGATGGGCAGCTTCCTGGACGACGACTTCGAGGCGACGACCGAGGTGGACGGGGAGGAGGCTCTGAAATGGACGCAGTGCTTCGAGATACGATTCCCGGACGATGACGACATCACGGGCGACCTGGAGAGCGGCGCGATCAAGCCGTACTACCTGAGCAAGATAGTGGAATGGGTGAAGAGCACGCGGAACAATGCGACGAAGTTCAGGAACGAGCTGCAGTACTACTTTGACGTGGACTACCTGTGCGACTACTACACGCTGACGGACATGTTCGGCTGCGTGGACCAGCGGGTGAAGAACATGATGATGGCCATCTGGTACAACCCAGAGGCGACGAGCCACGCGGTGATGGGCAAGTTCAGGGCATATATGATATTTTACGACTGCGACACGATCCTGGGCGTGCGCAACGACGGACGCCTGAAATATGGCTGGGACATCGATGAGAACAGCGTGGACGCTGAGACGGGCACCTACGCCTACGCGGGGCACGACAGCGTGCTGTGGGCGAACCTGCGGAGCCAGTTCGGGGCGGAACTGAAGGCGGCGTACCAGCGGCTGCGGGCGGAGCTGACGAACGCGAAGATGTTCGAGTACTTCGACACGGCCCAGTCGGACAAGTTTGCGGAGCGCATCTACAACGAGGACGCGGTGCAGAAATACGTGAACCCGAAGACGCTGGGCGTGGAAGTGCTGGAAGAAGGGAGCGTTCAGACGAAGAGATACGACTATGTGGAGTCAATGCAGGGCAACCGCAAGAGCCACCGCCACTGGTGGTGGAGGAACAGGATGAGCACGAAAGACGCGTGGGGCGGCTGCGGAACCTTCAAGACCAACGGGCTGCAGTGGAAGAGCGTGACGACCACAGCGCCGACGCTGAGCGCGGAGGCGGCGAGGGACACCTATTTCATGGTGACGGCGGACAACGCCACGAAGCAGCACAGCGCCGCCGAGACGGGAGAGGCGTGGGAATACACCCATGAGACGGCCACGGCGATAGGCACGACGTTCAACTTCTACGGCACGGCGTGGGTGAAGGAGCTCGACCTGAGCGAATGGGGCGGGTTCACGAACATGGACCTGGCGCTGATGCCGAAGTTGGAGCGGCTGGTGCTGGGCGGCGAGACGGCGAGCACGGCGAGCAGCCTGGCTGTTGGGAGCAACGTGCCGCACCTGAAGGAACTGGTGATGGGGAGCTGGACATCGCTGACCTACTTGGACCTGAGCGGCTGCACGCTGCTGGAGAGCGCTGACCTGAGCGGGTGCGTGTCGCTGACGAGCGCGGACTTCGCCGCCGGTGCGCCCATCGAGGACCTGACGCTGCCGGAAAGCCTGCAGGTGCTGAAGCTGGCAGGACTGAGCGAGCTGACGGACGAGGGGCTGGAGCTGGGAGAGGAGGACAACCTGACGGGGCTGTGGATAGAGAACTGCGCACAGCTGGACGGCCTGGCCCTGCTGGAGGAACTGGTGGGCAGCACAGAGAGCCGACTGGAGCGGGTGCGCCTGGACGTGGGGACGCAGCACACAGCGCCCACGCTGCTGCAAAGCATAGTGGCCAAGGGCGTGAACAAAGGCTGGCGTGCAGACGGAAGCCAGTGCAACTACTGCGCCCTGTACGGGGTGTGGGAGCTGCCGAGCTATGTGGACGACGCGGTGCATGAGGCACTGTCGGAAGCCTTTCCGGAACTGGACATCCGTCAGCCGGAATACACGATTATCGAGTTTGACGACGAGGTGAGCGACCCGGCGAACATCAGCAACCTGGACAATGGGACGGGATACAAGTACGGGACAGACTATGAGGCGAGCGGCCACATAGAGAAGATACTGTCACAACGCCACAGGTGCCTGGCCAAGGTGACGGCAGCCGGGGTGATGACCTATTATCCCCTTCACGATAAAAATTCGACATTCTACGCCGATGCGAAGGAGACGAACAACTGCACGACTGCAAAACTGGACGGGACAGAAGGGGATGTGATGATGTATGAACCCCACTATTGGTACAAAGGCATCAACGACCGACAGAACGGCAAGAAATATTCGTGTTTCAGCAGCCGGGAGGAGATGCCGGAAACCCCTGCTGCCACGGTGCTGACCTGGGCGGAGCTGCAAGCCGCCGGGCTTGT